AACACCGGCGATGCCTGGACGGAGGACTTCAACAGCCTGACCGCCGCCCTCTACTGGCTGGAAAACCAGGCCGCCACCCCGAACGAGGCCGAGACATACGCAGCGGCCAAGGCCGCCGAACAGTACGACGACCCGCTGCGAGAGGAAATCGACCGCTACATCGAAAGCGAGAGGGCCGCTACACAGAAGCTGGCCGACCAGATAGAACACTATGTGAACACCGCCCACGAGGCAAGGGTTACTGTACAAACAAAAGTTGCGGCGATACTGCGCCACAATAAACACAATAAGGAGGAAGAACAGTGAAGCGGTACAAAGTTACCTACAAGGGGTTTGTCTACGTTGAGGCGAACAGCAAAGAGGAAGCCCTGCGCCTGGCGCAGGATGGTGGCGGGATGAGATCCTGGGAAGACGTCGTGGCGCCGGAGGATTTCTTCTTTGACCTCGACTATCCGGACAGTGACGACTAATATGATTTTTGAAGTGAAAGACAAAACGGGCCGCCCCATGATGACGACCCACGACCCCCGCTGCGTATACGACGACGACACCTGCAAGGAAATGCGGGCCGCCGGATATAAAGTCACCCTGGACGGCCGAGCCTGGCCGCCAAGAGAGAGAAAGGAGAAAAAAGCATGATTTCCATTTTTACCGAGGCAGCCCACGCCCTGTTCTATACGACCGGCGGCGCTTGCTGCGGATTCTTCCTGGCGGCCCTTTGCCACGCTGCCGGGAACGACAGCGACGACAGGCGTCTGACCGAGAGCCAGGCAGAGCGCGAACGAATTATCAGAGACACGATGGAGACCCAGCGGCAAACCAACGACCACCAACGCCGCACCCAGGAACTGCAAGACCAGCGCCAGGCAGAGATTGCAAAGTGGGCCGCCAGCCTGGCAGCAAGGGAGGGGCGCCTTGCCCGCGCGGAACGGCTCTACTTCGAGCGCACCGGCCACCGCGTAGACGAAGCAGCCGGGAAAGAATGAGCGCCCGCGAACCAGAACCGGCACCGCACTACATGGTCGTGACAGCCGACAACCTGGAAACGCCGGTCGCGGTTTTCGACGACCTCGACGCCATGTGCCGCTGGGCCAGGATCAGCAAGCACGTCGCTTACTGTATGCTGAGCCGAGGCACTGTGCGCAAGAAAGGCCCTGCCGCCGGGTGCCGCCTGGTAAACCTATACTCGCTACACAAAAAGCGCTCCGGCAGATAGACCGCCGGAGACAGCAAAACCGCCCGGAAAACCGGGCGGCGTTTTTATTTTATCGGTGAAGCAAAATCAGCCAGGGCCAGACCGCCACCATCCCACTCCGTATGGAACGTCGTCTCGACGCCCAGCAGGGAGCCGTCAGCGTCCAGCACTTCCAGCGTCAGGCCGTCCTTGAATGGGCAATCAGGCTCCCCGGAGGCAGGAACCGTGCTGCACCATTTGACGACGCCCGGCTCGTAGCATAACCGGGCAACAATGCGGCCGTTTTCTTCGACCTCGAAATAATCCACGCAGCCGCCATGCGTCCGGCCAAGGCCAGGCAGCCGACGAACACGGCGGCACCAGCCGAAAGCGTCCTGCCCGGAGCGCGGGGAGACGATCAGCGGGCCGAGCATACAAGCCCTCCCCTCAATATTCTGCGCGGGCCGAAAGCCCGGACAGGTAGACCCAGTGCAGACCGTTATCGTCGCGCTTCCACTCGCCGCCCAGGGCTTCAAGCGCAGCAATCAGGCCGTTGTAATAGCACTGCTCGGCGGTAACGGTAACAGGCGGAATGTCCGTCCGCTGGCGCAGACCGTAGTGGGTGTCGAGCATACCGGCGAGGGTAAGACGATGAGTGTTAGACATTGGGAACCTCCCTATTTTTTGCAGCGGCGATTTCTTCCGCCTTGGTGATATGGTAGACGCAGCCCGTCCACACGGTGCTGAACGTACCCTCGCAGCCACGACCAAGCAACGCGCAATCGTTGCACATGGGGTTGATACGCAGCCCCGGCGTTTCTTTTTTAGCAGACATACAGAAAACTCCTCTCAATGCAGAATAGAAACCAGCGTGGCGGCGCGGATGCGGTAAGAATGAATACTGCCGGAGTCGGTGGATTTTTCAACCAGAGACAACGTCTTCTCCGATACCC